AGATGCTTTTTCAGAAGCAGCAAGACCACTGAATTTTCTCTTCTTATTCTTTTTAGCAGTATCTTCGATCTCAGATCTAACCAACGCGCTTCTAATTCTACCTCTTCTGCTTAGAGGAGCAGGTTTGGTCTTATCGATTGCCTTGATTGCAGCTCTTACAATCCTACCCTCTTCAAGTCCATATGACTCTTTAGGCATTGTCAATGGATTCTTACTTAAAGCAGACCCAACAGAATTGAGAGTCTGATTAAATTTTTTCTTTGGATCCGACTTTGGTTTAGTATCTACATCACGGATAACAGTAGAACCAGGAACAATTCTTTGTTGCAATCCACTTGAGAAAGTGATGGTGGAAGGATCAGCTGCTTGACCTGTGGATTGAACTTTGTTTTGTTCTTTTACACAGTTAGGGACAACACGATTGCCCTTCTTCTTCATACCTTTTTGGGTATATCCTTTCCAGCAAGCTTCTTGAACTCTCTCCCAAGTGTTCATTTCATACTCCTCTTTCTTAGTTTTGTTTCCCCAATTGGCAGCACCAGCCTTACGACACTTAACCAAAGCACCTGAGGCATAAGCAGAAGGCCATACAGAATAACGAGACTTGACCTTACGATAACAAGCATCCTTCTCTTCATTGGTTGCATAACCAGCTGCTGCGTCCATATTGTGTTCGGTATCAGTAATTTTTGCTTGCATCCATGCAGGAAGATCTTTTTCTTTCTTACCTAGTTTCTTCTTCAGTGCCTTAATATCCTTTTCGGCACTACTCAGTTGCGACTGAGCCATTGCAACTTCATGATCTTTAGATTCTGTTGCAACGTTCTTTGCCTTACCCTTTCTGTTTGGGTTTGGATCTTCCGCGTTTTTGCGACGGAAAGCCTTCTCTTCCTCATCCTTATTGAGGTCTCTCTTCATCTTGGAAGAACCACACTTTGGTTTCGTAGTCTGTCCTGGTTGCTTTGCACAGGGTTTTCCTGCGTATTTACCACCCAGTTGAACCCAACCAGGGGTGCCATCAGAAGAGCGACTCTTAGTAAACCAGTCACGCAAAGAACTATCACCACTCTTGCTCCCCTCTTGGATTTTTTTCTTTCTTCCAGCACAATGGGCTTTTTGGGAGAATCCTTTGGGGTTATTACAATTGATGGAGTCTTTATATGCTCTACTCCAGGTTTTTCTTTCGGAGACGGTTCCTCCATTACTACCGTTTCCGTTTCCACCTGAGGTTCCTTCTTTAGATTTAGATTCAGATTCCTCATTTTCATCATCCTTTTCAATAATCCCACGGCGACCTACATGCCAACCAGTAGGAATTTTCTTACATTTTTTATCCGTATTACACCAGTAGTGTCCATCCTTACACTTTTTTGTTTCGCCTTCAATGATTTCAATAGCAGTGAAATCCACGATTTGTGCCATCACATTACCATCAGAATCTTCGATGGTCATAAACCCTTCACCAAATAGTGCGGGTCCTTTAGTCTTACGCTTGGCAGCTTCCCTCTCTCCCTCCGTAGATCCTTTTACTGAGAGAGTACGGATCTTTTTTGCGCGTTGTTCCCCTCTATGAGCTTTAGGATCAATGGTAAATGATTCCTTGGTCTCTTTCTTTTCGGGGAGACCCTTATGTTTTGTAGATGCAAAATCTTTCACATCTTTCTTTTTCATACTTGCAGCAGCCTTTGCAACCTCAGGAGAAGGATTCTTCATCTCTCCCTTCTGAGCGGCTCTAATCATTCCAAAAAATCTTTGTTGTTTTCTGGATACAGCTTCTTCTTTAATGTTGGGATTGACGGTAATTTTATTCTTACCTGTCATTGGTTTAATAAGTTTCTCTTGATCCTCACGTTTGGAATCAACTTCCCAGAGATACTCTTCCTTCCAGGGATCTTTTGGTTTATTACTCTTCCAAGGATCAGCGGGTTTGGCTGCAGGTTTTGCGGCAGGTTTAGAAGCACCAGTACGCAATCCTCTATTCTTGTCCTTAGCGAACATTCTTTGAGCGACTGCCTTCTTTTTTGTTTCCAGTTTTTTGTCTAATCCAGTTGCTGCAACGGCAGCTTTACCAAGACCACCAACTGTCTTACCAGTTCTGGAAAGCAAACCACCGTATCCACCAGCATCTCCAGACATGCTGGATCCACTGGACATCTTTACTCCACCACCTGTCTTAGCTTGGTCGAGTCCAGCCTTGATACGAGCTTCCTTATCGGCACCAGCTCTCTTTTCTTTCTTGAGTTGGATCGCTCTCTGTCTCAGAGCCTTTGCTCTGTTTGCTCTATTCTGTTGTGCAGCAAGACTATCTGCCTTTACACCAGCCTGTTGAGACTTCTGAAGAGAAGAAGAGAACTGATTAGCTTGTGCCATATCACGACGAGCCTTTGTATTCGGTGTCTTAGATACGGGAACTTTCGACAACGCAGCTTTACGAGCATCTGCCTTTGGATCTCTTACTGACTTTAAGAGATCATCTAAACTTGGTTTTGCCATTATCAGTACCCACCAGTATTAAGACCGCCTACGTCTTTCTTTTCCTTTGGTTTCATTACATTGGAAATGGCACTCTTACCTGCATCAATAGCAGCATCTTTTGCCATATTCTTTGCAGCACTAGTTGCAGCAGCTCTGGTCACACCAGCTTTGGCTGCCATTGCGGCACCTCTAGAGAGAAGAGCCTTTCCAGCAACAGCAAGTGCAGGAGCGATTTCATAAACCATCTCTTCTTTTGCAAGGTGCTTATCAGCCTTGTAGAGAGGTTCACCAGTGATCTTATTTTTCATACCAGCTTTGTAATTCTGATATGCTTTGGTATTACCTTTCTTATCAGCAAGAGTTACAGTATATCTTGCCTCGTCAATCTTAAATGTCCCCTCAAGGCACTGACAGGGATCACAACCGCAGACTGGACAATCAACAGACTCTTCAATTTCTTCCTGTTTTGCAGCACAAATAGACTCTGCTTCTACTTCAGAGAAACCTTCAGCAATTAACTTTGCATACAAAGAAGAGAGATACTCGATGTTTGCTTCAGACATCTTTCTCTTTGACATTGCTTTCTTGATGGCTTTGTCGCGAGAACCCATGTACTCATCGGTTCCACTTTCTACTTTTCCGTCGCCATCATAATCCTTGTCGGCTTTCTTAGCCCCTTCATATACCTGTTGGTAAAGATCCGATAAGTCCATTTTATTAACTAAGACAGTGCTAGATTTATTTATGTCTTATTGGATCGTTAGGTTTCAAGGGAAGAATCGTTGGTTTGATTCTTGTTTTGGGGTGTCCAAATTTCTTTGTCATTTGTCCAGGAGTCATTCCCTGAACATATTCCCTATATTCATCAGTACCAACTTCATAAGCCTCAGCAAGATCTCGCAACCAAGACTTAAAAATTGTTCCTTCTGGAGTCATACAAATAACATGATTGGTTCCCCTTCTGGTAATTCTACCAATTTCCCCAGTATTAATATTCTCAACTAGAGAACCAACAGAAAAAATTTCACCATGAATGTATGCCTCTCTAAGACCCTCAGCGTCCAACTTGGGAGCGATTTCCCAAACATATGACTCTGCCTGAGAATTGATACCCATAGACTTGCGAAGGACATTGAAGAGATTCTTCTTCTCCATATTTCCAATATTTGGAATACCCTTTACAAATGCCTTAAAGTCTCCATCAGCGGCTGCCTTTCTCATCTTCGATGCAGACATACCCTCCAGTCCCTCAGAGTCGGCATCTCTTGCGCCAGCAGAGATTACTTCAATATCGTCATACTCATACAAATCGCCATTATATTTGTGTGCAAGACTTTGGAACTCAGAGAGTCTATCTTGTCCTACCATAATGACTAACTGCTGGAATCCAATTTCATTTGCAGCAGTCATCACATCAAAGATGGTCTTTGCATTTGGATCATCTACAATGTCGTCTGCAACATCATCGAACATCTTCTTCATGTATTCGATTTTCGTTCCAGGTTCCAGAGGATTCTTTTTCTTATCCTGAGTTCTACTTGGATAGATTTTTAAAGCAAAGTTTCTTCTACTTGCCTCGGACTTGGCTTGCTGTAATAGTTTTTGGTGTCCTGTCGTTGGGGGATTGAATCTACCAAATACTACCACTACACCCTCATACTGACTAGGATCAGTATCTGGTGCGGTTATATCTTTCTCCTGATTATCACCCTTCTTTGCGGATTTCTCATCCTCACTTGGTTTGACTGCAGAAGGAGTTGATGCAGGAACAGGTTTAGGAGATGCCTTCTTAGCAGAAGGTTCCGCAGGTTTCTGTGGCTTTCCTTGAGATGGGCCATCTTCCACTTTCGTGTTTCTCCCACCAGAAAACTGTAGTTTTCCGCCTACTGTCTTTGCAACAAACTTACCATTCTTATCATACCATCCGCCATGACCATCACCAACCAATCCCTTCTGCTTTGCCTGAACGGAAGCAGAAGTCTTGGCAGCTTCAGAAAGAAACTGAGCAAAACTTTTCATTTGTACGATTGCAAAGTCCAGACCATAATAGTATTTATCATTTCTTTAATAGTGTACCATCCATGATTCTTTTTTTCTTCTTTGGATCCCATTCAATAACAGACTTGGAAGTATATCCATCTGGTTCATAAGACATGTCTCCAGCTTCAATCATCATCTTCAATTCAAGAGAACCAGCAGTCTCAAATTCCTTAACTCCTTCTTCAGTTCCTGGGGTTCTGTTTTTATATCTAAGATGGAATAGTTTTGTATTTGCAGTATGTCCATTATTAGTTGCAGTAGGTAGATGGAACTCTAGGTTATTGCCAGACCGCATTGCATACAATTGACCGCCAACAGCTTCTTTCAATTTTTGAATGTATGGAAGTGTTGAAGTCTTTGTGATTGACTTTCCGAAACTAATGACCTCAGCCTTGTCTTCACCGAAAGCAGCCTCAGTAAAAAGACTCCATGCCTTTTCTGCCTGGGGTCCGACTAAAGCACCATTAGGAATAGTGGAAGCGAATACTTCCAAGAACTTATCATAATACTCATTGATGATCCAACTTCTCAACCACTTGGTACTGTTACTTCTGGCAGGATGCAAATCTGGGAATTTAGTTCCATCCAACAGATCCCACTTATACAAACCAGCAATTGGTTTGTAAATGGTATTTCCCTTCTTATCGGTGTATACCAAGTGAAGTTTTCTTTCTTTTCTACCTTTTCTCAATTCAGTAAAGTTGTGCTCTTGAGCGACACTATCCTGAACATAATTAAATGTCCCATTTCTAATATTGCCAATAGTTGGATTCAAATTTCTATCCTTAGATTTAACAATATTTAATCCAAATTTCGATTCGAACTGAGCAATAGTATCGATAGGTCCTTGGTTAGAAATTGTTTTTGGTGGAGTACTAGAGGCCTTCAAAGAGTAACTCATTCTAGGTAGTCTAATAGGTCTACCAGAAGGACCATTCTGTTGTCCAGTAATGGCTACTGGAGTTATCTTGACATCCAAAATAACATCACCTTTGATAGAACCACCAGTAAGGGCACCCGATGCACCCATGGCTGCGATATCAACCTTAATGAATTCTTTTCTTGTATTCGCAAGATACCTTTGTTTCCATTTATTAATTACCGTTTTATATCTACCACTACCCTTGACCATTTGATTAATAATACCGTCGAGAGTTGGCCAATCTTTATGATCTACATTTATATCCTCACCGTAGAATCCCGCAACCTCACCTTGATTAAGTTGAACCGTCAAGGTAACCTGCAGCGTGTCAGTCGCAACTTCTTTTGGATCATCGGTAGATAATCTATAGGCAGTTTTCTTTGCCTTGGATTTTAGATGTGCCTGACCGTTATAGATCTCGATGGTTTGTGATCCACCATCAACCCAACTCTCTGGGTTAAATTTCTGCATCAATTTCTTAACATTATATGGGGTTGGCGACAACTCCCACCGATTCAATCTACTAGAAGATGCAGTTGGAGCGATTTCGTTTTTTGCGATCATGAGACCAAGAGCACAAACAAACGCACCTTCGGCAACGTTACCGATTTTTACTCCCTTACCAGCCATAAGAAAACCCCCTTACGGGGGTATTTATTAGTCTTCTTCTTCTTTGGACTTCTTATTAAATCCAAAGGGTGCCTCTTTCTCTTCCAATGCAAGTTTTAGAGCAACACCACCAACTGCTTCCATGACCTTTAGGATGTCTTCTGCCTTAGCACCTTCACCCAATTCTTTGGCAACGTACCAATACTTAGGCCAGAATGATTCTCCTGCCTTTTGATAGTCTTCAAGTGTGAGAATCTTCATCGACCAAATCTCCTATCCATTTTAAGTTTGATGTAATACATACCGATGACCCAGAGGGAGAACAGTGCTCCTTCAGCATAGGACATAGTGTTCCAAGCGTGGACTGCACTTTCCATTATCAATCCCCCGCTAGTTCTCCTTCAATTTGTTCACTAATACTAACCATAACTCCTCGGATCTCGGTGATTCGTTCGGGAACACAAGAAGAATCATGGGTGTATCGTTCTTGTTCTTTGGAAAGAACTTGAAGAACTGCCGCGGCAGCTCTTGCACTCATTTCAATATTAATCACAGGTCTCCCTCCACACGATTTTCAGAATAATAGACATCAAAAGATCCACCAGGGTAACGTTTTTCCAACTTTTTTACGTTAGTTGCAATCACATCATCAAAGGAAACTTCGAGTGCCATGCAGGCTTGAGCAACGTACCACATAAGATCACCGAGTTCAATAATAAGATGATCACGGTTAGCGTCGTTCCAAGGTTTTCCTTGGAAAACCATCTTCTTGATGATTTCAAGAAACTCCCCACCTTCAGCATTAATACCAACACCCGCAGTAAGTAGTCGCTCAATATTGGCACCCTTCTCGTCAAGTTCGACAAGACGGTCAGAAAGAGCGAGAAAATCAGTAGAGGCGTCGCTAGTAACCGCATCAACAAATTTTTGATAGCGTTCAAAATCAATGTTCATATCAGAAGTTCAGGGTTGCAAATTTGTTCTTGGACTTTTTATCTTCTTCGTAATTATACTCTTCATCTTGACCACTGTCAAGAATATCATTCTGAGCAGACTGTTCACAATCATACAGTTTCATCTTTGCTCGATCAATACCAACTACGAATCTTTTATTTACAGACAAATCATTGTATCGATTCTTAAGTTGTTTCACCATAATTTGACCTAGGGACTCAAGTTCTTCGGTGCTAATAAGGGCAAACATAAGATCAGCAGTAGCAGGAAGGCCAAAGGACTCACTAGTATCAGTAAGGTCAACATCACTGCTATTATAACCAGAGCGAGTGGTCTGCGTGGCAGATACGATAGGGACGTTTGCCTCAACAGCCAACCCTCGTAACTCCTCTGCAATCGCTTTAATATAGCTGTATGAATTGACAGAAAGGTTACCGCGATATCGTGAGGAAGCACATATATTAAGGTAATCAACAAAAATAATATCAGGTTTAAATGACTTCTTAAGTGCAAGTTCATTAAGAAGTGCCCTAAAGTGTCCAACATGAGAAGAAGCCGTGGGGTACTCTTTAATAATTAGGGTCCCCTGAGTCTTCTTTGCTAAGTTTGTTACCTTATTCTCAAACATTTGTAGGGGAACATCGGCTAATTGTTGTACTGGGATGTTGAGTAAGTTTGCATCAATTCTCTCTGCAATTTTTTCCTCAGCCATCTCAGCCGTGATGTACAATACATTCCTTCCTGAAAGGAGAACGGAAGCAGCCATATGGCACATGAAAAGACTTTTTCCGACACCAGTGCCAGCAAGAGCGACATTGAGAGTCTTGTTAGGAAGACCGCCTTTCGTAATCTTGTTAAAGAATTCAAGATCAAAGGGAATCTTTTCTTCCTTTTGATGATAAAAATCATATCGCTCCGAATAGTCTGCGAGATAGTCATGTCCTACGTGATTATCAAAACTAACTGCCAAGGCATCAGAGAGAATAGCAGGAATTGCATCCACATTTTTCTTCTCATCATTTCCATCTGCAATAGAAATACTTTCAACCAGTGCTAGATAGATGGCACGATCACGACACCACTTCTCAGTGACATCAAGTAACCAATCAGTATTAGAAGAATCTTCTCCAATCTGATCAAGATACTCAACGATGTTCTTGTAAGTCTCATCGTTCAGATCTTTTCTCTTTTCACACTCAATATTCAGAACCTCTTTAGTAGCACACTTATTGTACTCCTGAATAAACTTTGAACACTCTTCGAACAACACCTTCTCACAAGTGTTGTCAAAATATTCAGCCTTAATAAAAGGAAGAACCCTCCGAGTATAGTCCTCGTTAAGAATGAGGTTCCTTATTACTGACTTTTCAATAGATTCCATTAATTATAGTGAAGGTATGTACTTAAGATGTACTTAGGATCACCTTCCTTAACTGGCAGTCCCCTATGAGGATACTGCCATGTTGGTGGGAAGACTAACACTGTACCAGTTTTTGGTTTTACTGTCAATTTGTTGTAAGGAAAATCCGTCTCTCCTCCGAAGAAACTATCATTCAGATAGCAAAGGAAAGACAGATACCTCTTTGCAGATGAATGATCCTGAACATCAACATGCAAATCGAACATGTCATCAGATCCAGGCTCATATTTTTTGATTCTAAGTTCTTCAAAGTATATTTTATGAGGAAACCATTCAACATACTCTGGTAGATTTTCCTTATACTGTTTAAGGACATCTACAAACTTATAACAAAGAACTTGAATGAACTTACTATACTTACCCTCGGCATTCATATTGACTTGGGTAAAATTAGGTCTACCAAAGTTATCTACACGCTCCTTGTTTTCAGAAGATTCGAAGATATCAATGATAGTCTTGCAAGTAATTTCATCAAACACTTCACATGTACGGATAAAATTATCCATATGCAAAGGTTTCTCTTGCAATCGAATCAAGTTTTTCCATAACATCATCCGTAAAGTATTTCTCGGGCGCTGCCAGGATTTGTTTTGCGTAGATCTTTTTCCCATCAAATTCATACCGACCTGCAACGTTTTTCCAAAGTCCACCAATCTCTCCCAATTCTAGGAGACCATAATACCTATCAAGACCCCGTTCGTCATAGAACAAACGGATCTCAACAGTCTTTTCCTCTTTACTCAAACGCGACTTAGCAGTCTTTGCCTTGATAATGTTTCCAATGACTTCTGTTCCATCCTTTTCTTTTTTCTTGCCAAGATGAATGATGGTAGAGGCAGCGTACTTAAGACCGCTACCACCGCCCATCTCTTTAGTAGGAACGTAAGCGCCAATGACATCGTAGGTGTGGTTAGTGACAATCATGGGAATGTTTGCCTGTCCCAGTTTCAAAGTCAACATTCTGAATGCACCTTTGACCAGTTGTGATTTGGTCATATCGCGAACTTGTTTGTCGTTCAGTGCGTCAGTAATCTCCTTCTCAGTGGAAAGCATTCCCAAGGAGTCTAACACAAACATACAAGGTTTGCGTTCATCTACAGGTTTCTTTAAGTATATATCAACAGCCTTTAAGGCTTTACCTCTAAATTCTTCAACTGTAACAACATTAACTACAACTAACCGAGTGAGGTCAATACCCCGAGACTCAAGTAGGGATTTGTTAATAGCAGCCTCAGTGTCAAAATAGAGGCAGTAACCATCAGGGTTGGAATCAAGAAAATTCTTAACGACAGCGAGAGAGAAGAAAGTCTTTCCAGTAGAAGACTCTCCAGCAATAGCAGTAATCT